GTCGCAGCCCTCGCACGTCTTAACCGGCGCCTCGCCGTCACCGTCGGCAGACGGCGGTGACGACGGATTGACGTTGTCGATCGGGCCGTGCCGGTCGATGTTGCCGGCGAAGTCGAGCACCAGGCAATCAGTCTTGCCGTCCGCGCGCCGCGTGCCGCGGCCGACCATCTGGACGTACAGCCCGGTGCTCTGCGTCGGCCGGAGCATGGCGAGTAGGTCGACCTGCGGCGCGTTGAAGCCGGTCGTCAGCACGTTCGCGTTGGTCAGGCATCGCAGCCGGCCGGCCTTGAAGTCGCGGATCGCGCGGTCGCGTTCGGTTTTCGGTGTCTCGCCGGTCACACTTTCAGCCGCGTAGCCGGCCTGGCGCATGGCATCGCGAACGTGGTGCGCGTGATCGACGCCGGCGCAGAACACCAGCCAGGACCGGCGGCTCTGGCCGTGCGTGACGATCTCCTGCACGGCGGCCGCGGTGGTGCTGTCTTGGTCGACCGCGCGCTCGAGCTGCGACGGCACGAAGTCGCCGCCCCGCTTGCCGACGTCCGACACGTCCAGCTGCGTCTCGGTGCGCTTGGTCGACACCGGCGCCAAGTAGCCTTCGTCGATAGCCCGCGCAATGCTGTAGTCGAACGCGATGCCCTGAAAGAAGGCATCCTGCCCACGGTCCAGCCGACCGCTGTCGAGCCGGTAGGGCGTGGCCGTCAGGCCAATGATCTTCATGTCTGGGTTGATCTCTTGGAGGGTATTCAAAAACCGCCGGTACATGGTGTCGCTGTTACGCGGAATCAGATGCGCCTCGTCGACCAGCACCAGGTCGGCTTGTTGCACCTCGTAGGCGCGCTTGTGGATGCTCTGGATGCCGGCAAAGAGAACCTGCGCGCCGATCTGTCGCTTGCCGAGGCCGGCCGAATAGATCCCGACCGGCGCGTCCGGCCACAAGCGCAGCATTTCCTGCACGTTCTGTTGGATCAACTCGCGGACGTGCGTGACGACGACGATGCGCGTTTGCGGATAGGCCTCGACCGCCTCCTGGCAGAACGCGGAGAGAACCAGGCTCTTGCCCGTATTGTGATGCACTACGAAGTCAGCGGTGAGGTAAAGGTGGTCGCTATCGAGCTCAAAACCATAGAACGCGCCTTCCCCCACTGGCTCGAGATCGAAGCCGCTCACCAGCGGGTTTTTCTTCTGGCGACGCGGAGTGGCTTTCTTTCGCGGCACCTTGATCGGCAGCATGCTGGTATCGCCGCTGATGAACACCCGGTAATAGGTGCCGCCGCTGCCGTTCTGGCTGAACTTCTCGCATGGCTTGCAGATGGCCGAGAGCCCGAGGCTGCGGGCGATGAACACGACGTCGTCGGCGAGCTGCGCGGACTTGGTGATGAAGTCGTAGCCATTGCCGCCGTGACGATGCCCGTCGGTGTCGAGCAGGCCCGCCAGGACAGACCGGCGCGTGGTCCGCGACCCGAGCTTGTAGGCGTCCGGTACGAACTTGGCGGCAGCATCACAGCCGAGGACGCCAAGATCGTCCAGAACCCGGGCCGCGGCGTTGGTGAGCTCCGTATTATTCCGCCGGACGAAATGAACATTCCAGCAGGTGTCGCGGCAGTTCGGGACGGCCCGGTATTTCAGGCCGAGTTGCTCCATCTCGGCCCAGACCGCGTCCAAGACTTCTTCCTCGGGGTTGCTGATCGACACCCCGTGGGTCAGGCAGCCGTCGCCCAGCAGCGCGCCGACCACCCAGGGGTCGAAGGTCGGCGCCGGGCGTTCCGGAAAGTCGGCCCCAACGCGTCGCAGCTTTCTCAGATGTTTCCAGGACTTGGACTTGCCCAGATAATCCCGGATGCAAATGTTGTCGATCTGCGTGCCGTCGGTCGTGGAGGGAAAGGTCTTGCCTTCGTTCGTCGTCGCCAAAGACAGAATATGGCTTTGGTTGACCACGAAGGGGTCGCCCCCTCGCTTGGGCGTCACGCGCCACAGCGGCTCATGGCCCCGGGCCAGCCGAAGTACCGTTCGCGGGTGACTGTCGGGTCCCATCAGCCGATCTCCCACCCGGACCTCTTCCACCGGCTTGGTGGTTCCGTCGAACATCAAGATCCGGGTGCCGGCCGCGTGGCAGCCGGTCGGGAGAACCAGGAGCGGATTGCCGGCGCGCGTGTTGAACCAGTGATAGAGCGCGTCGATCGCCTGGCGCTGGTAGGGGCGGAGTTGCATCACGTCGCCCCATCGACCCACGTTGAACCATCCGGCATCCGATAGCTGACCCAGTCCTCGCCGGCGTCCTGCTGCTCGCCGGCCACCAGCGACGGGATATACAGGTGCGCCGGACATCCCGCGCGCTGCTCCTCGACGCTCAGCGCGCAATCCCAACGCTCACAGTGCCAGCCGCCGTCGACCGGCGTACTAAAAAGACACGTCCGACAATTCGCTTGCGGCAGCGAACCGCCATGGCAGACTGTCCAGTGGTCGCACATGCGGCACTGCCACCAATCGGGCTTTTCCGAGATGCGCACCGGCGGATGCTGGGCGTCGATGATGCGCTTGGCCTGCGCGATCAGACGTTGCGCCTCGGTCTCGTCAGCCTCGGTTCGCACCGACACCGCGCGCCGGCCACCCGGAGCGGCGGCGGTCAGGTAGTGCCGATCAAGCCCGGCGTAGTGCATGTAGAGCACGGCCTGGGCGTAGTAGACCGATCGCCACCGCTTGAGCGCGGCCTTTTCGCCGTAGGTGCGCTTGAGCTTCTCCAGCTCGTCCAGCGCCTTTTCGCCGACGGCCTTTGCTTCCCAAATGTGCCAAGTCTTCGACGCCTGGATCAGCCCAAGCACGGCCCCGTCGATGCTACCCCGGAAGTGTCCGCCATGATCGGAAAAACTAAATTGGCGACCTGTATCTGGATCATGCGTAAGAAGCATAATCCCATCGACTAGGCGCAGCCGTTCAGCGAGCAAGTCTTCTGTTCTATGCCCGTCCTCAAAACGCTTTAGTGTAGCCGCATCAAAGTCCAAATTTGTAGACCAGCGAAAACCATACCAAACAGCACGCTGGCAGTCTTTGCCGATCTCACTCATACCCAAGTGCGCCCGAGGGTTTCTGCGTCGCCCTAACTCTTCTAAGGCATGGTCCACGGCCTCAAGAGTTGGGTCTGATGTCACTGGAAGCTCAACCATCAAGCACCCCACTTGTTCGATTTTTTAGCATTTTCTGATGCTAAGATTATTCTTAGATTATTTTCTACGTGCAAACCACATACATTGCGGCCTTGAAGTGGAACTATATGATCTACGTGATGTTTCAATGTCGTCAGGTTTTCTATTGTGTCGCAGAGGGCGTATATCTTTTTAATTTCCTCAATTTTGGCCCACTTTGGCGTTGCCAATTTTTCAGCGCGGCTGCGCTTTGCAACCGAAGCGCGGGCACGCCATAAGTTATCTTTTTGCCACTCACGTTTTTTAGCCCGATAATGCTCGATTCTCGCTTTTCGTTTTTCTTTATCATAAGCAAGCTTTTTATCTCGATTTTTATAGTACCAGTTTTGATTATATTTCCAGTTCATTTCTTTACGACAAGCAATGCAGCTTTTTGAGACCACAAATCGTTCCGAGATGTGGCCGTTCCGGCAGGGCTTGCCGGTAAAATACCGTGCAAGCCCTGCCTGCTTGGCTTCTGCTCGTGTAATTACAGGAGCCATATCCAAGGTACCGGCTACCGCTTCCACGGCGGGGTGGACCCGCCGCCCTTGCTGCCACCACCGGCGCCGGCCATCTCCGGCTGCTTCTTCTGCTGGCCGGCAGCGGGCGCCGCCTGCTGCTGGCCGTCGACCGGCTTGTAACCGCTGACCTCGTTGACGTTCTCGCCGGTGTCCTGGCGCGGCTTGACCTTCACCTTCGCCAACATCGTCTTGAAGTGCAGCTCCTCGCTGTCCTGAACCGACAGCACGCCGATCGCGTGGCAGATCGCCGACAGCTGCTTCTGCGCGATCTCCTGGGCCTGCTGGTTCGGGTTCACGAGGTTCAGCCGATCCCAGACCTTCCGGCCCTGGTACTCGCCGTCGACGATGTCCATCTCGAGCCAGAGGTACTGGCCGTTGCCGGCTTTGGTCTGGACCATGTCCGACTGGACGATCTGGACCTTGTAGTCGCCGGGCGGCAGGGCCTCGTAGGTGCCGGCCGGATCGACCTGGTTGGCGTCAAAAGTTCCACCGAGTTGTGCCATCGTTACGCGGCCTCCTGATCCTTGCTGGTAGATGGGTTGGGGATATTCGGCAGTTGCTCGGCCAGCGCGCTCCAGTCGAGCGGCAGGTCGTCGGGCAGGCTGTAGCGGTTCTTCGCGAGGAACGCCGGGCGCTCGGCCGTGTACATGCGCCGCTCGCCGCTGCCCTTGGCACGCGTCGACTTCTTGTCCTTCGTCTCAACCACCGACACGCGGTAGTTGGCGAACAGCACGATGTCGCTGTGCTCCATCAGGAGCGCCGCGGCGTTCTTGTGCAGCTTCACGATGTAGCGGTCGTAGGGCTCGGTCTCGGGGTTCTCGAACCGCTTGACGTCCGTGTGCGCCAGCTGAATGACGACCATGCCCTTGTCGTCGCGCAAGGCGTTGAGACCTTCGACGTATTCGCGCCACACGTTCAGGGCCTCGACGTAGCCTTTGCCGTAACCGGGCTGCTCGATCGACGCCCAGTTATTGCGTCGGCAAGCTTCGGCCTGGACTTGCGCCTCGAGCCAGTCGACGCTGTCCACAACCAGCGAGGAGAAGTTGTGCTCCTCGCTGTAGAGCGCACCAAGGGCTTCCATGACCTCGTTGAAGCTCTTGAGCAGCCCGAACGTCGGCCGATCCATCAAGCCAAGACCGTCTTCGGTCTGGATGAAGACTGGGTTGGGCGCGTCGGCGGCGAAGGTGGTCTTTCCGATGCCCTGCGTACCGTGCATCAGGATGCGCGGCGGCCGCTTGTCGGGGCCAGATTTGAGGCTATCGAGACTGATGGCATGCAGGGCACTGCTGGACAGCGTGTGCTCCCGCATGCCGTACGGTGCGGACAGGCGCATCAGGCCGTCTCCTTTTCCAAGATCGTGAATTTCGGCTTGCCGGCTTTGACCGTGCGCGCGGGCTCGAACAGCGCGCGTAGGCTGTCGGGCCAGTGCTTGTAAGCGCTCTCGGGTACCTCGTACTTGATGCGCAGGTACTGTTCGGGCTCGTCGCCCCATTCGCGCTCGATGGTCGCGGCGACGTCGGACAACTGGTTTTGATCCCATTCGACGCGCTTGGGGATCTCGACCTTCACGCTCAGGCCGTCCTCGTCCTCCAGCCGCACGGTGCCGGTCTCGTTCTGCTGCCGGGCGCGCTTGCCGAAGCGGTTGTCCATCGCGGCGTCGATGCACTTTTCGATGCCGGCCAGCTTGCCCTTCTGCTCGTAGAGATCCGACCGCAGGGCCGCGATCTGTGCCAGCGGCAGGTCGGCGATCTGGTCGGGCGTCATGTGCTCGACGTCGTCAAGCGACGGGCGGTTCTTCAGGTCCGTCATGTCTCTAAGCTCTCTATTATCAGTTGGGGTGTTAGGCGGTTGCCGTAGCGACCGCGGATAAGCCAGCCCAAACGAGGTAAACGACCAGAGCGGCGGTGACGGCGAGGCCGACAAGGTCCACGCGCGTCATGCGGCCCTCCGTTCTCGGGCGTGCTCGATCAGCCCCTCGGGGTACTCCTCGAAGTGCCGCGCTAGCCGGTCGTGCAGGGTGGTGGGGGCGATGCGCTGCCAGATCGGCCGGCTTTGATCGTCCTCGCCGACCTTCACGGCGATCTCGACATCCTCCACCATGTCGGGCTCAGGCGGCTCCGTCGGCGCATACTCGCCGCGCGGGGTGTAGGCGCCGCAACCGGGCTGGAAGGTGTAGGTTACCCGGCAGGCGACCTCTTGTTCCGCCCCGCCAGCCTCGTCGATCAGCAGGTACAGGTCGGTGAGCAATTCGCACTTGTGGGCCATCACGCGCTCCTCTCTGCCAGCGCCAGCACCAGCGCCAATGCCTCGGCGTCCTGCCAGTGCCGCGCGGCGTCCTCGTGCCGGCCGTGCTGGTCGGCGCGGGTTGCGGCGTCCTGGGCGAGGCCGATGAAGCCGCGGACACGCTCCAACGCGGCGTTGCGGCGGATCTGGACGGCCGGGGCGGCGGGCAGACGGATGACGTTCGCGCCGGCGTCTGCCGGGGTGGTCACGGGGCGGGGCATTAGGCGTCCATCCCCGCGACGTGCAGGCCGCTATTGACTGGGGTTTCCGTGGGCTCGGTCGCGTCGAGCGGTCGGCCGGCGATCCAGCGGCGGATCGTGGCGTGATTCCAGATAACGGGCTCGCCCAGCGACAGGGTCAGAGAGCACCGCTCGCTCAACGGGAAACCGTGCGCGGCAGCGCGCAGATCGCCCAGGTGCGGAAACCGCATCCCGATCTGATTGCCGTCGCCGTCCAGCAGCGTCAGCGCGCGGACCTGAGAGCCTTTCTCCGTCTTGAAGTAGTGGATGCGGTCGATGGTGTAGGGACCGCGGGTGTCGACGTTCATCTGCCCCTCCCGGCGCGCGGCCGGCAGCCCCCGGACGGGGTGGGACTGCCGGCCTATGCGCGTTCGCCGGTTCCGGCTGCGGCCCGCCGGCGGCGCCCGATGTGGGAAACATCGAACGCTTAGATTGTGGTGTGGGAACCTTCCCACGTCAACGACAAAATGAGGGAAACTTCCCACGCGCGTGCGACGGGGTCGGCGCCGGGGTGTGCGATCTTTACCGGGTGAGGCGGTAGACCAGGCCGGCGGCCAGGCCGGCGAGCGGCACCGCGATCGCGGCGCTGGCCCAGCCGTGGGTATCAGCGGGGAACAGGTAGAGGTGGGCGAGCCACAGGGCGGCGTTGACCACGACGATGAAGGTCAGCAGCGCCCACTCGCCTGCGGACACGGGATCTAGCCCGCCCGGCGCGACCGGCCGGCGTGGGCGCCTAGCACGCGCAGCACAGCGTCCTTGTCCTCGTCGCTGTCCATCGCTCGGAACAGGTCGAGCAGTTCGCGCTCGCGGTCGGTCTGGCTGGACAGCTTCTCGCCCTCGCCGTGGGCCAGCCAGCCGTAGCGGACGCCGAGCACGTCGGCCACTAGGGTCAGGGTGTTGACCTTGGGGCTCGCGGCTTTGCCGGCCTTGAGGTTGGTTACGAAGGACTCACTGACGCCCAACTGCGGATCGCGCGCACGGGTGCGCCGGGACAGCTCGCGCTGGCTCCAGCCAAGTTCGTCCAGCCGTTCGTTGATGCGTGAGGCGATCCCGCTCATGGGGGAAGTTTTTCGCACCAAAGGCCGAACGGCACGTGATAAGTTTACCGTTGACGGATGTGGGAAACTTACCACATTATCCCTCCTATGCAGACCACGCACCAACCGCATCCGCCGCTCAAGGCGCAACTGCTGCAGGACGCCGAACAGTTCTGCCGCGAGACCGGACTGAGCAAGCCGCAGCTGGGCGAGAAGGTCGTCGGGGACCGTAAGTTCTTCCGCCGGATCGAGGGCGGCGCCGGGTTCACCGACGAGACCTTCGACAAGTTCCAGCGGTTTTTCGCCGAGGCGCGAATGGCGCGCGCGTCCTGACCGGGCGACGGCCAGGAAGGCGCGCACCCCGCAAGCGGGATCGGCGCAGGCGGCGCTGCCGTCGCAGCCATCAGGCGCCGGAAGGGCGCGAAGGGGAAGGCCGAGAACGGATTGAGGAGTGAAGTAGTCGGCACGCACTGAGCACCCCCGCCAGTTTTCGGCATTTGAGCCGAATTATCACCGAAGATGGTGAGCCTAGCCGCGGGGTTATCACGGATCAATCCGCTTACGCCTACCAAGACGCGAGTGACCCGCTGGTCTGCGGACGTAACCGGATACGGGTCGAACAGGTCGAGTCGCCGCGGCTCGGGTGCCGCGCCGAACACGGGAGGGGCCGAATGGACATCTACACCGTCGCCGCAATCGCCATCGGCGTCTGGACCGCGCTCGCGCTTCTGACGGCGCTCGCGGTCGGCCCCGTCTTCGCACGCGGGCAGACCGGCGGCGAGGCGGGCGAGAACGCGGGCGGTGATCTGTCCAAGCGGTTCCATACCGACAACGTGCGCGACACCCGCGCACCACGCACCTAAAAGCGGAGGGGAAATTTCCATGAACGACCGTCACGACAAGCTCAAGGCATTGACCCGCCTGGCAATCCGCAAGGCCGGTAACCTCGACGTGGCTTCGGAGGCAACTGGCATTTCGATCGCCGCGCTCTCCAACGCGCAGCGTGGGGAGAACGGCAGCCGTGGCAACTGGCTGAACCTGCCGGAGATCGACGCACTGGAGCAGTTTATCGGCGCGCCAGTCATCACCGGCCGGCTGGCCTCGGAATACACCGAGGGCCACCAGCCGATCCCGCACAACACCGACATCAGCGCGTCCAACCTGCTCACCTTCGCCAACACCGAGGCCAAGGAGAAGCTGGAGCGCGATCAGGCCGTCGAGCGGTCGCTCCAGGACGGCGAGATCAGCAACGCCGAACTCGACCGGCTGATTAAGGAACAAGAGGACGTCATCGCGGCCGCGCAGAAGCACCATGACTGGCTCTGTGGTGTGCGCACCGCGCGGCGCCGGCAGTCGGCCAACGTCGAACCGATGAACCGGCGCGCGAAAATCTGATGGCCGCACGCAAGACCCGCAAGCTGACCGACGCCCAGGCGCGCGCGATCTACCGCAGTGCCTGGAGTTACACGCAACTGGCCGCCTACTACAAGGTCAGCCAGCCCACGATTGCCGACATCAAGAAGCATCGGTCGTATCGGCACATTCACCAGAACACGTCACCGTCGGCTGCGCGGCCAAAGCCGGACCTTGGTGCCCCCGCCCCCTCCCACACCGAGGTCCATGCTGGCGGTGACGTGACTCAATCCGGCGCGGTTTCTCACCTCTCTGCCGCGCCGGATGACGGAGCCTCCCTGACCTACCCGGCAGGCAAGACGGGCCGACCGCAGCCCGCTGGGGCTTCTTTGGGCGGGACGTGTTCTGCCTGCGGGAGCGCGAGCGAAACGGATCTGTGCGGCAACTGCCAGGCTGTCGCGACGCGCGTGCCGGGCTTTGGCGACGGGCCGTTGCCGCACTACGGCATGGACGCGCAGCACTTGGATTTTCGCAAGCGCAACGCCAGCCGAAACAAGTCGCTGAAGAGCCGGCAGGATAAATGCGCGGTGAGGGAGTGGGTCTAGTCCATGAGCGATCGCGCGCGCCTGACCGCGTTCCAGCGCATGACAGTGCCGAGCCCAGATCGGCACCCGGACGACTTCTATCCAACGCCACCGGGCGCGACGGTTCCGCTGCTGCGACGCGAGGCGTTCCCCGGCGACGTGTGGGACCCTTGCTGCGGTTTCGGCGGCGTGTCACAGCCGATGCTGGAATGGGGCTGGCGTGTGCGGTCTACCGACTTGCAGGACCGCGGCTATGCTCCCGGCGGAGTCGACTTCCTGCAGCAGCACAACGACCGCGTCGACCACGTTGTCTGCAACCCGCCGTTCAAGTTAGCGCAGCCGTTCGCCGAACACGCGCTTGCGATCACGACCGGCAAGGTGGCGATCTTCGCTCGCCTGCAATGGCTGGAAAGCAAGCCGCGCCGTCGGTTGTTCGACAACGGCAAGCTGGCGCGCGTCTACGTCTTTACAAACCGTGTGCCGTTTCAGCGCGGCCGGTGTGTCGAGCCTGGTGAGTCCGGCGGGCGCATGGTGGCGTTCGCGTGGTTTGTGTTCGACCACAGCCACTGCGGGGCGCCGACGCTGTCCTGGATTAACTACGAGGAGGCGCCGGCATGACCGACCAGCCGACCTCCTACATGGACCAGTTCGGCCGGCGGCTTGTAGAGGCTGGGTATCCTGTGATCCCGATCCGACCGGGCACGAAAATGCCGGGCAAGATGTCCGGCGACCAGTGGGTCGGCTATCCCAAGTGGCAGCAGCACTGCGAGCGCGACACCAAGCCGTTCGAAATTTCCATTTGGCGCAAATGGCCCGGCTGCGCCGTCGGCATCGCGTGCGGCAAGGTGATCGGCGTCGACATCGACGTCCTGAACCAGCAGACGGCCGACCAAGTTCACCAGTTGGCCACGGACCACCTCGGCCACAGCGACGCCGTGCGGATCGGCCGCGCGCCCAAACGCCTACTCGTTTACCGCGCCGGCGAGACGATCCAAAGCCGCAAGCTGACGCAGCTCGAAATCCTGTCCAAAGGACGGCAGTTCGTCGCCTACGGGGTCCATCCGGACACCCAGCGCCCTTATGAGTGGCCGGACGACAACCTGGCCGACATCGACATCGGTCAGTTGCCAGCCGTGCGCCAGACGGACATTAACACCTTCCTGCAGGCGGCGGCCGCGCTGGTTGACACCGGCTCGAGCCTGTTCAACAGCGGCCACGGCGACGCCCCGGCCGCCGGCGACCTGATCGGCACCGAGGAGGCGATCGCCGAGGCCGTCGAGTGGATACCTAACGACGACTTCACGCACTGGGAGGACTGGAACCAGCTCGGCATGGCGATCTGGGCCGGTACGCAAGGCAGCGACGCCGGCCTGCAGATCTTCGACGCCTGGTCGTCGAAGTCTGCTAAGTACGACCAGAAGACCACGCACGAGCGCTGGCACCACTACGCCAAGAGCCCGCCGACGCGGATCGGCGCCGGCAGCATCTACCAGATCGCCCAGGATCACGGCTGGCAGCCGTCGCTGCACATCCACCTCAACCCCGCCAAAAAGCACGCCGCCGAGAACCCGGTCGAGCACAACCTGACGGACACTCAAACCGCGGCCGCTCACGCTGAGCCGGCGGCGTCGGGCAACACGGCCGATTTGACGCGTCCGGACGGCCTGCTCGGCCGCATGGTGGACGAGATCACCGCCAGCGCCATCAGCCCGCAGCCGTTTCTCGCCGTCGGTGCGGCGTTATCGGCTGTCGGCGTGCTCGCCGGCCGGCGTTATCAGGCGCCCAGCGGGCTCAGGACGAACCTTTACACGATCGGTATCGCCGACTCAGGCGGCGGCAAAGATCACG